TATGACACCTTATTTTGGAGCCAAATTGAGAGGAGCAACAGCAAATGCAAATGTAAGTGAAAGTGTTTTAGATAATATGCAGGGAACGGGGACTCAACAATTTAGAAAAAAAGAAGTTGCACCATTATTCAAACCACAAGATAATGTTCAATGGGCTCATGGAATGCCAAATCAGAGCGATTTCTACCAATCACGAGTCAACCCTGGTATGAAGATGTCAAATATTAAACCTTGGGAAGAACAAATTGTAGGACCCGGATTAGACCAAGGATTTGGTACAGAAGGGGCACTTGGTTTCAACTCTGGAATGGGAGCAAGAGAGAAATGGATGCCTTATACAGTAGATGAACTACGTGTAAAGACAAATCCTAAGGTTACATTTGGTTTACAGGGACACGAAGGACCGGCTATAAATTATATTAAAAATAGAGGAGTAATTGGAAAAGTAGAAAAACATTTACCAGATACTTATTACAATAATACACCTGATAGATGGTTGACAACCACTGGAATAGAAAAAGCTCAAACTGCTAGAGGAATTGAAGTATTACAAGATGTAAGCCGTCCATTTACAACAAGAGAATATTTTGGAACTACTGGTCGTGCTGATGGAGAAGCTGGATATGCTCCACAAAATTTTGAAAAATCTCGTCGTACAGAGCAAAGTTGTGAGGTAATCGCAGCCCCATCCGCTGTAGGGCAAAATCCAGCATCAACCGGAGATTATGCTAGAGATAGCTATAAATTTTTACCAACAAATAGAACAACTACTTGTTATAATGATACTGGTATAGTAGGAGGTGTTGTTAAAGCAGTTGTAGCTCCCTTATTAGATATTTTAAGACCAACCAGAAAAGAAAATGTTGTAGGAAATGCTAGACCATATGAAAATGTTAAAAGCTCTGTTCCTGCTAATGTGGTATACAATCCTGCTGATAGAACTAAGACAACTAATCGCGAAATGTTAGAAGGTAAATTAGATAACAATCATTTGAATGTACAAAATCAAATGGATGGTGCATATACAGTGAGTGTTCAGCAGCCAATAGACAACAATCGCGATACGACAAATTTATCTTATATGGGAAGTTCTGGTGGTCCTGCTAACCAATCCGGATTGAGAACATACAATGCTGAATATAATCAGAGAAATAATCCAAATAAAACATATTTGAATAGACCAAATCAAGGAGGTATGCAAGTCTTCAACCAAAATGATAATATAAAGATTGATAAAGTTGATTCTGATAGAGACAATAACAGATGGTGGGTAAGAGGGTCTGGGCCGACTGTAGCTACTGCACTACCAGCACCTGAAACTTACGGTAAATTTAATGCTAGACAATACTATGATGAAAATATTAATTGTGAACGAATTCAACCTGATATATTAAATGCGTTCAAACAAAATCCTTATACTCAAAGTTTAAACAGTTGGGCATAATTTTGAATAAACGATAAGTAAAATATAATATCAATAACTCAAATATAAATATAAAAAATACAATAATATATTTATATTTATAGCACAAATGGAATTTGACATTCATAAAAATGTATACGAAAAATTAACTCATTTTATAAATATAAATAAAATACCAAATATAATTTTTCATGGACCAAGTGGTAGTGGTAAAAAAACATTAGTTAATAAATTCATAAAAATGATTTACAATGATAATAAAGAAGATATTAAATCATACGTAATGTATGTAAATTGTGCACATGGCAAAGGAATTAAATTCATTCGTGAAGATTTAAAATTTTTTGCAAAAACACATATTAAAAATAATTGTTTCAAAAGCATTGTTTTATCAAACGCAGATAAATTAACTATAGATGCTCAATCTGCCCTTAGAAGATGTATAGAGTTATTTAGTTATTCAACTAGATTTTTTATAATAGTTGAAGATAAATATAAATTATTAAAACCTATATTATCTAGATTTTGCGAAATATACTTACCATTGCCAATTATCAATAATTCAAATGTTAATTTAAACACATATCATATTGAAAATACGTACAATTTTAAAAAAGAGAATAAAAGTAAACTACAATGGCTTAAGAATCAATTATCTATTAGAAAAAAATCTAACTTAATTGATAATTTTGATTTATCCACAAAATTATACGAAAAAGGATATTCTGCGATAGACGTATTAAGTGCAATTGAAACACTAGATATGCAAGAAGTTAAAAAATACAAAATTTTACTAATTATAAATAAAGTAAAGAGAGAATTTAGAAATGAAAAATTATTAATAATGTATATTTTATATTTATTATATTCAGATGAGCAATTTAATAATGAAAATATATCATTTATATAGAAATTAAATGTTCAAAATATAAATTAGTTTAAATTATTATTATTAAAACTATAATAATAATATTATGGATGATTTTTCAGTTAATAGTTTGATAGAATCACAAAATGAATGGTGTGCAAGATTAGTTTCTATTTTAACGCCTCTGATTATTAGTGGATTTAGATCTATATTTGATGAAGCGTGGAAGTTATGTAGGGAAAATGATGAAGAAAGTAAATATTTAATGACATTTCAAAATTTTATAGCTAGGATTACAAAATGGAATCCATCTATGATAAAAGACGAAACAAATAGAATCAAGGAAGCTAGTGGTTGTGGATATTTAGAAGAATTAGTTACTTGTGTTCATATCATAAAATTAAAAGCTCTTACTTGCGCTAGAGCAGGACAAAAACAGAAAAAAGTTTCTGTAAATATTCCTCAACTAGAAGATTTTATTCATAAAGTTTACATCAATACTGCTAGAAAAATATATACAAATGTTTATTTATTTGATAAAAATTGTCAGCCATTGCAGATACAAAAACACAATAGAGAATTAGAAACTATTATAAAAGAATGTATATTATTAACAATTCGTGATAGCATACCAGTAGAAGGAATTTTAAGAGCTTATTTAGATGAAACACAAGAGACAGATGTAGAGGTAGAAGAAAAAGAGGAGATTATTGAAACTGAAATTCCTCCAGAAGAGTTACCTCCGCCACCAGCTCCACCTGTTGTTTCATCAGACGACGATAATAAAACACACTCTGGTGGCAATTCATATGAAACCAGTGAAAATAAAGGATTAAAATTTAATGATTTTGATCGTGTTCTTGATAAATCTGGAAATGAAGAATCTGTAGTGGCACCAAAAACAATTGAGAGATTAGAACAAATAAGTGAGATTAATTACAACAAGAGAAAACTTGAAGAGGAAGAAGATAGTGATAGCGAAGCATTACAAATTGGAGGTGATATATCTTTAGATACATTAGATGTTCATGATATGACAGCTCCAACTGTTATTAATGAAGACCCTTTTATTGAATTTGACACCTTGGTTTAAAGAATAAGATAGAAAATATTAATAGTTTATTAATATTTTTGTGATTTGCGTTAAAGATAAATTTAGAATATTTAAACATATTTAAATGGAAAATATTTTTGTTTTATCAACACTTATAGCTATTGTGTATTTTTTAGCAAAATTTATTGAAATGCGATTTGTATTAAAAGAAATTAAACCATTAAAGGTTTTAATTAGGGAAACATTATTAACTTATATAAGTACTGTCATTGGTTTATTCATCGCAAATCAATTTGATATGATGAAAACAGCGGTAAATGCTATAGGCGGAGGTGTAAATGTATTTGTTGACAATCCAGGATTTTAAATTTAATCCTTTGTACACATGATATTAAATATTACATAGAACAATCTTCAAAATTTACTTTCATATATCCTTTACACAATCTTAACATATCGCCGTCATCTTGCATTTCTACAATAGTTTTATTTAATTTTTCCAATATATCTTTTTTATTTTTATTAACAACAATTGCAAATTCGTCATTGACTACATGTGATATGGTTGAATCTAATTGTAAATTGTATGGACTCTGATCTATAGCATTAACTATGACGTTATAATCATCAAGCCAATATTCATCGTAATTAGAATTATTTATTTTTTCAATTATCTCTTGATTTGTATTATTAAGTGATGGTTGTTTTCCAATATTTTTAACATAATCAACATAAGAAGTACCTTTTAATACATTAATTTGTTTAATGCCTTCATATTCTTCATCTGTAATATAATCTGTTGTCTTAACTATAATATTAATTGCTTGAGCTACGACAATTGTAAAGAATACATATCTTATAAAAATCCAAATGCCATTTATGATTTTTATTTTGAAGGGATATATTTTCTTGTTAATCGTTATAAAATCTTTTACGTTAGTAAAAAAAATCGTATATGTCTCATATAAAGAATCTCCAAATGATATTTTTAATATATTTTTTCTTATCATAGAATAAATAAATAATACCATAAACGCAAATATTAAAAGTATTTTAACAATTCTATTTGTTACAAAATTTTTAAATGAACTATAATTTCTTTTTCTATAAATTTTCATTTTTGAAACAAAATAAGGCCTTGTATATAATACATCATCGTATCTTCTATTTATTACACTAAATTCAGCTAACGCAACATCATATTTTCCTTTACCTACATCTTTGATTGTATCATCATATTTTCTATCTATACATACATATTCATAATCTATATCATATTTATCAGCTGTTTTTTCCCATATTTTTACAGCAACTCCGGTTGGTTTATTATCTTTTTTACAATTTGCGAATGGAAGTGCATCTTTTAATACAGCAACTTTTAATTTATTCCCAGAATTAAATGTTGAATTATTATTATACATATATAATAATAATTTATTTTATTTAAAATTGCTTGTCTGCTTATCTACATAGAATCAATGTCCATTATTTCAGACTTATTTGATTTACTTAATTTATTTTTAGACACTAAATATTGTGAAAATTGTTTTCTATTTAATTGTTCTTGAGGAGTGTGATTGTGAACACTTCTAGCAATCATTTTATATAATTTAAAATCTGGATATCTCTCATCACCATTTGTTTTATAAAGAACATTTCTTCCTTTGTCGTCTTTGCACCATTCTTCAATTAATGTAGTTATTTCATTATTATCATCTTTATTGTCTGGAATAATAATATCATACATAGAACAGGCTAATCTACATAAATCAAAACTATAATTCGGTTCTAATCTAGGTTTTTTTTCATTCATATAAGGTTCAAAATTATATTGCGTTGAAGCATCTCCGTCTTTATGGAAACTATCACTACAATATAAGAATTTATTGAATTTATATACAGCTCTTCCAAAATCAATTATTTTATATATTTTACCATAAGTTGGAACTTTATATGTCAAATTGTTAAATTTATAGTATAAATATTTCTTACTTGTATAAACATACATAATATTATTTGTATGTAAGTCATTATGTGTAAAATTAAATACTTTCTGGTAAGTTATCAATATCATTATTATTTGCATTAATATAGAACACCATTCGTCTACTGAAATATCATTATCTACCATATATGCATCTAGAGTATCTTCGCATTTTTCCAAACATATTATTGAGACAGGAAATCTATTTATTGTCAAATTTATTTGTTCTTCACTTACTGTAGATGTAGTTAAATCCGAATCATCTTCTGATAATTCAGATACGTCATCATCTATTGTTTCATATGATACATCTTCATCTTCATCATCTTCCTCGTCTGAAAAAATATTACAACTAAATTCTTCATCATCTGTATTTGTATCAGATGTTCTAGATGAACAATCACTAAACGATTTAGTTGAATGTTTAGAAATATTTATAGAAGCTCTATTATAATTGTTATTTAAATCATTTATATTTTCTAATACTAATAAATCAAACTCATTATTTTGTTCAAATTCTACATCAGGCTTATTTTTATTTTCAGAATTTCTGTTTAATTCAATAATTGTTTCTTTACCACCATTTTCACAATGTTGATCATCCTTTATTTTATTTATTTGAATTATATCAAAATCTAATAATTCATCTTTAATATCAGTAATCTCCAATTTACATTTATATTTTCTACTTTCATTATTTACAGAATTTATCTCAGTATACCTTTCATCTATGCTAAATAACTTATCTTTATGTTCATGAAAAAATTTAGAATCCATCATTAATTCTAATTCATCAGTAGCATTATAAATAAAATTATTCTTTATACTTAAAAATGATCCATAAAAGTCTAACCCATGAATAAAATTATATTTATGCAATAATTTACTAGATAAATATGAAAAAAAACCATCTACATAAGCTGAATTATTCATATCTCTAACTTTTGCATGTGAATCTTTATTCATAAAAGATGGAAGTTCTAATAAATTTATATCATTAATATCATATTTTCCAATAACATATTTAACAGGATCTAATAATGGACTTAATTTAAAAAATACATCTACATCAAAATTGTTGTCTGAAACATCTACAACGGTAGCTTTTGATTTATTATCTAGTGTAAATGTTTTAGTTATATGATTGTCGTTATCCAAATTAACATTATTATAATTTGTATTATTTAATTGAAATATTTTATTATAAATTGGAATATAATTCTGACATTTCTCTACATTTAAAATTTTCTCTAAATCCTGAAACAATAAATGATTAGTTCGTTTTTGATAATTCAAGCTAAGCATTATTTAATTATAATTATAAAATTAAAGAAGTATTTTAACTAAAATCGCGTATATAAGATAAGTTTTTTTTCTAAAATTCTTGTAGAATGGCTTTAGAATTAAAAAAATTTGATATGCGTAGCATTAGTTTTAGACCAGATGAAAATAAAGGACCTGTTGTTGTTTTGATTGGACGTCGTGATACTGGTAAAAGTTACTTAGTTAGAGATTTATTATTTTATCATCAGGACATTCCAGTTGGAACAGTCATTTCTGGAACAGAAGCAGGAAATGGATTTTATAGCGCTCACGTGCCAAAATTATTTATACATGATGAATATAATACAGCAATTATAGAGAATATTTTAAAACGACAAAAAGTAGTTTTAAAACAAATTAAAAAAGAAATGACTCATTATAAAAAAACAACTATTGACCCTAGAGCATTTGTTATATTAGATGATTGTTTATATGATAATGCTTGGACAAAAGATAAAATGATGCGATTATTGTTTATGAACGGAAGACATTGGAAAATTATGCTAATCATTACTATGCAGTATCCATTAGGTGTACCTCCAAATTTAAGAACAAATATAGATTATGTTTTTATTTTAAGAGAACCATATATTACAAATAGAAAACGTATTTTTGAAAATTATGCCGGTATGTTTCCTACATTTGAAAGTTTTTGTCAAGTAATGGATCAATGCACTGAAAATTATGAATGTTTAGTTATTAACAATAATGCAAAATCTAATAAACTACAAGATCAAATATTTTGGTATAAGGCTCAAGACCATCCAGATTTTAGATTAGGGACAAAACAATATTGGGAAATGTCTAAAGATCTTAATTCAGACGAAGAAGACGAGATTTATGATCCGACTGCTGTTAAGAAAAAAGGTTCTGGTCCAAAAATTAATGTAAAAAAATCTACATGGTAAAGTTACTTATTGGATTAATAATTCTATAGCTTCTATTTTTTTCTGTATCAGTTTTATCTTCATTCAATGTCTCTTTTACTTTATCTAATATATTTATCATATTGAATTACAACTTTTTATAATCCATCATAATCCTTTATAATGTAATGATTTTCATATATTTTTGGCATTTTTTATTTTTACATCGGTGTGGCTTTCATTAAATCCTTTTCCGATTTCATTATAAATTTGTACTGAATTATGTCTTTGATAAAATAAATTTGTGCTATCAACTATTGGCGTAAAATCTGGATTCATTTCTTTCATTTTGTCATTATAAATATTTAATACTTTATCTGATATGATATAACCACCATAACAATTATTATAAAGAACTGATATTTCTTCCATATATTATATTATTTAATGTTAAGTTTTAAATATTTTAACAATGTATTATATGTTTGGAGGTGATAATGTTCCGAGAAGATATGTTCCAAAGAGTTTAACAACAAAAGATACAAAAATAGTTAAGACTGAATTGAATAAATCTAGAAAAAAGTACAAACAAGGGATTTATTATACGCGTAAAAAAGTAAAATCATATAAACATAAAACATCAGATCATATTTTAAATGCTAGACGAATATATGGAGTAGATAAAATTATTCCAAATAAATTATTGGCTCAAAAAACGAAGTGTTCTATTAAGGCACTTAAAAAAATAGAAAATAAAGGAATGGGCGCTTATTATTCATCTGGTTCGCGTCCGAATCAAACAGCAAAATCTTGGGGTAGAGCTAGATTAGCTAGTGCAATTACTGGTGGTAAATCATCTATTATTGATTTTGATATACTTAAAAAGGGTTGTAAACCTGATAGTTTGGCGCTTAAACTGGCAAGACACGGTAAAATTAGACGGTCGCCTTTTGTACAGATAGGAGGTAAAGCTGAAATGAAAGAAAAAATTTTAAAGTTTGAAAAGAGTAGTAATCCTGATAAAAAATATATGGCATATATTAAAGATTTAGAAACTGGAAAAATTCACATAATACATTTTGGAGCATCTGATTATGAACAATACAAAGATAGAACTCCATTAAAATTATATGCCAGTAAAAATCATTCAAATAAAAAACGACAAATGAACTATTATAGTAGACATAGTCATGGTATAACAAATAGAAAAGAGGCGATTGAATATGAAATTAATAAATCAAATGGTTATTATAATGCTAAAATTTTAAGTCACATTTATTTATGGTAAATAATATAATAAATAAATTAGATTTTAATAATTTTTTGATTAATACATTTCATTTCTTCTTTAAATTTATTTATTTCTTCTTTTTTCAGTTTGAAATCAAACGTACATTTATGCGTTTCAGGCAATCTATGAATAGAACAATATATATTACCACATTTACATTTCATATCCGTTAATTTAAGACGCTTAATACAATCTGCATGTGAACACTTTGACATTATAAATAATTATTAATATTATTTATAATATATTTTATTTTCAATTTTTATTTATAATAAATATCAATCATTAATCCTCTCTATCATTATTTCCTTGTGTTAATTTAGATAATCCATGATCAGTATCAGTAGATGTAACAATATTCTCGCCTTCAAATAATTCTCTGCGAATATCAGCTGATGTAACTACATCATTTTGAATAAGATTTTCTTCCTGTGTATTCATATCGCGTACACTAATAAGATTTCCATCTTCATTTAATGTTTGCGTTAACTTGTTTCCACTCTCTAATGCCTTACGTTTATTATCCTCAATCGCTTTCTGTTTAGCTTCCTTGACACGCTTATCAAATTCTTCCTTTGCTTTTTCTTCATTCTTTTTCTTCTCGTGCATAAGTTGATTAAGTTCATCTTCCATATATTCAACGCGTCCTGTTTTATATGCTTCCGGATGAAAAGGCATCCACATTCCAACCGGACCTACATAAACATCATGATGTGGATCTAATTCTCTCAATAACTTACATCTTAATTCCGCTTCTTGTTGCGTGGGAAAACACCCTCTTACTTTTAGACCTCTAATAGAAGTTTGGAAATTTGCAACATCATTAAATTGCTTTTCAAGACGTTCTTCGTTATTATCTAAGAATGTTTTATAATCATCATTCAAATTAGATTTAGAGAGAACATCTTTCTCTTCTTTAGAGAATTCCTGTAAATCATCATATAAGTTAGTAAAATTTAGAGAATATTTGTAAGAAACAAAATTTAAAAACTGAGTAAATTTTTCAAGTGATTTAGTCAAATCCCAAGATTTTAAGAATTCTTCCATAAAATAAATTTCTCGTTGTTTCAAAATTTGTTCAGGTGAAACAAATGAAACGCAACAAAATTTTTGACCGGCAATAGGTCGGTCTTCGTCCAATAAATCTACATATTTAGGGTTTTCACTTCCATCCAAATTTAATTTATATTCAATATTTTTATTTCTCAGTTCTTTAGAAAAAGACATTTATATTATTTTATCTATATATATATTTAAGCTTTTTAACGAATAAAATATATTATTTTTTTCTTATTAATTAATATATAAGATGAACATTTTTAATGTTTTGGATGTAAATGAATTGCTTAAACGATTAATTAAATATTTAGTAGAAGGTCTTTTTGTAGCAATTGCCGCGTTTGCTATTCCTAAGAGAAGTTTATCACTAGATGAGGTTGGATTTATTGCGTTAACCGCCGCCGCTACATTCAGTATTCTTGATACATATTTACCTTCAATGGCTGTAAGCGCTCGTTCTGGCGCTGGTTTTGGCATTGGTGCTAACTTAGTTGGTTTCCCTAGATAAATTAATTTATAAATAACATAAATATTATACAATATAAATAAATTATTATTGTATAATGAGTTTTAATGATATTAAATTCAAGCTATTATCAGATGAAAATATATCTGAATATTTAGAATTAATTAAACATTTATCTGATACGATAGAAAGAGATAATATGACTAATCTTATGACATATTATAAAATTATGGAATCCTATCCATATTTGCAAATTTGGATAGCACAAGATCCATATTCAAATAAAATGATTGGATGCGGAAGCATTATAATTGAACCGAAATTTATACATAAATGTGGAAGTGTAGCTCATATAGAAGATATATGTATAAATCCAGAATATCGTGGTAAGGGATACGGAAAAAAAATAATACATTTTCTTATTGATATTTCAAAAATTAATAATTGTTACAAAGTTATATTAGACTGTAATGATGAAAATAAATCATTTTATGAAAAATGTGGTTTTAATAAAACAAACAATCAAATGAGTATTTATTTTTAATCAATTTACAAAATTTCTTTATCATTTACACAAAAATCTTTTATAGGAAAATCTCTCATAGTGACCTTATTGCATCTTGATATATTTTTTTCATCATTATACCAACACGACAATCCATAATTAAATAATTTAACTAATCTTAAACGATATGATAAACATTCATCTGTTGTACAATCAGCAACATTATTTGCTCCATTTAATAAAACACAATCACAATAACATTTATTGCCTTCAGGTAAGCATATAATATCTTTTGGATTATTCATGCAACATTCATCATGCAATGCGCAATAATAATCTAGTTCATCAATAGGAGGACACTGTTCTAAACATTTTTCGGTGGGAGTGCCTTTTTTTAAGTCACACTCTTGACAAACTTTATTGTCACAACAATCTTGATAACCTCCATGTCCAGGTCCGCACCAATTTCCGTAACTAATAAATCCTGACAAATCTAGTGTATATTCCAAACCATTAAATGTATTATTTTTAGCAATATCCGCATTTAAATTATTATATAAAATACTTAATACAGTAATATAAATGTATTTCATATACATTATGTGGATTTTTTTCGTTAAATATATAATATATAATATTAAATATTTAAGAATGAATATATCTTTTAGAATGATTACTCAAAATAGACCTAGAATACCAGTATCATATATTATCCAACAATTTCAAGAACATTCTAGAAAGCAAGAACCCTCACCGGTAACATCTGAAGAACCTGATATTATTGTTATAAGTGAAGAACCTGAGCATGTCTCTGTTGTTGAAGAACCCGAACCTGTCATTGTTCCTAATGAAGAGTCTCTTGTTAAAGAGAATGTGTCTAGTTGAAAATCCTGAAGATGTCGTTGTTCCTAATGAAGAACCTGCTTCTGTAGTTGAAGAACCAGATAGTGTTACTATAGTACAAGAATCGTCTGAATTAATTGAACAAGAAGAAACTACGGTTTAAATTATACAGTAGGTATAAATTCCCAGTCTAATTCTTCACATATTTTTCTCCAAATCTCATCTTGTTCAATCATTTTTTCCTTATCTTTCAATAAAGGAAAATAAGGTAAAAATTCATCTTGATTAAGTAATTCACACAATTTATAGACAGTATAATAATAATTTAAAAAATTAACACGATCATCTGGACAATATTTTGCGTATGGACCTTGTATATCCATAAATAAATCACATAATTTTTCTTCTAGTTGAGGTGGCATAATAGGAGGTTTAATTCCTAATTTATCTTTTATAAAAGGTATATGCTCGTAATATTTATTATATCCAAGCT